CCTGCCCGCAGCGTGCCAGCACGCGGTCGATCAGCCCCGGCGCCGTGTCGTCGGCGCTGGAGTCTGTGAGCAGCGTCTTCGTCGTCAGGAGCGATCCGCCCAAGGCGGCGAGGATCGTGTCCGTCGAGGTGGTCAGCGCCGGGTAGCCGTTGTCGGGGTCGCCGGACAAGACCCGCGACACGATGTCGTCGAAGTCCCACTTCGCGTCCCCGGTCAGCGTCCGCCGGCGGTAGCGGCCACGCGAGAGGCCAGCCGTGTTGTAGCCTCGGCTCGCGTCCACCGACTCGAACGCCGCGCTCGGGATCGCCTTGACGTGCCGCCACAGCCAGCGGCGGCAGTGGAACTCGACGACGTACAGCGAGGTCGCCGCGCTCAGGACCACCGGGACGATCTTCCCCGGCACCATCTGCGGGAACGTCCGGCCCGCGAAGTGGACCTTCGCGTAGATCTCCGGGCCGCCATCCACGCCGCCCGTAGAGAGCAGGGCCTTGAGGCCCGTCGGCCCGTCCACCGCGTCACGGTCCATGAGCACCCGGACGGTCGCCCAGCGGGACGCGCCGTAGGCGGGCCACACCACCGTGTTGATCGACGCCGGGTCGATCCCCTGCGCCGCCAAGGCGTCGGCGATCGCCGGGACCAGCCGCCGCGTGCTCACCGTCAGGTCGCCCGAGTCCATCGGAGCCGAGGTCGAGGCCGCGTTGCCGCCGACGATGGCGTCCGTGAACGTGGTGTCGGCAGCGCCACCCGACAGGCCCATCGTGTAGTTGAGCGTCGACACCCCGCCCGAGAGCGTCGGCAGCGACACCGACGAGGCGTCGCCGCCCCCGTAGGTGTCGGTCCCAGTCGACAGCGAATCGCCGCCGGAGAGCGACGACTGCGAGGCCGAGCCGCCGTCGTAGGCCAGCGTCTCGGACACCGAGAAGGTGACGGTGACGAAGCTCAAGTGACCCAATCCTCCGGAGCGCCGAACTCGAACTTGAACGTCGGGTCGCCGTTCTTCGGATCGCGGGTCGCCAGCTTCGGCAACTGCACGTCGCCCTGCGCCGGGGCGTCGCCCGAGGTGAGGTTCTCGTTCGTGCCGAGGTTGTTCGGCCACGCCTGCCGGTAGTCGCCGGAGGTGAGGTACGTCGTGCCAGCGGCGTCGCCGGGGTCGTAGACCTCGTAGATCCGCTCATGCGTCGCTGCCATCATGCGGTTGTTCACCGCGTCGGCCTTGCCGCCGTGCGTCACGAAGTCCTCGAACACCACCATCGCGTTCGGGTCTTTCGACAGGAACTCGCGGCTCGGGCTCTTGTTCATCCGCACCATCACGGCCTTCTGGTGGACGCGGACCAAGGGCTTCCGCACCTGGAACACCAGATCCTCGCCGGTCGGGTCGTGCGACGGGCAGTTGACCAGCCCAGTGTCGATCGTCCGCCGCTCGATCGCCTCGACGTGCAGGTAGGGGTAGCAGTGCGTGTCGTCTTCGCTTACTGCCGATGTCCCGAACTTGTCGTCGTTCCGCGTCTTGGCGTTGTCTCGACCAAGAGGCAACTTGGCTGAATCGGATGAGAACGACTCGTTGTAGTGCGAGTCGAACACCGCGTCGGGGAAGACGTAGACCGCATCCGCCTTGTCGGCGCTCTTGAGCACCTGCGTCGTGTCCCACGTCCACGAGGAGGAGGCAAGCTCGGGGTCGTACCACGATGGGGCGATCCGGTAGACGCCGAAGTTGCCGTAGGCGTCGGGCTGCGTGGCGGCGGTGAAGGTGAACGTCACCGTCGACGAGGCGGAACCTGTCGGGGTAACGGCAGAGATCGAGATTGCCTTCAGGATGTTCGTCAGCATGGAAGGCGCGATATGCGGTTGCCCGCTCTTCACCGCAGACGAAGGATCGTTGCCGATCCCCGACTGGAGGTCGGCCATGCCGATCGCCTCCACCTCGAAGTGGATCGCGTTCTGGTTCGCCATGTCCGGCTCCGACACAACGATCCGCCGGATGATGTCAGGAGGGTAGTAGGTCGCCGAACTACCCAGCTTCGTCCGGCTCCAGAAGATCCGGTGCTGGCTCAGCCGAAGGGCGAGGATCAGGAGGTCCGACGGCGCGACGTTCGACGGGCCGATGACCGTGCAGGAGAAGTTCTTGCGACCGAGGATCGTCGAGTCGCCGGCGTTGATCGACCGCTCGTAGGTGTAGTTGATGTCCGCCGCACGGCACGGGGCCGGAAGCCCGCGGCTGAGCTCCTGGTGGACGATCCGGAACACCATCCGCGTCCGGCTCTCGTCGGTCGCGTACTGCTGCGACACGCGGCGGAATCCGGGGTAGAGGTTGCCCGCCACGAGGCGGCGGTACTGCTCCGGGAACGGGCTCGTCACGTCGCCGCCCCCCGGCGGCTTCGGGTAGTCGGGCACCGCGTCCGAACGGCTCCACGTCGATGCGTAGCCGTACGGGTACGACTCGGACAGCGACGGCTTCGCGCTCGTCGTCGGGGCGGGCTGCACCGCCGTCGGCGTCGCCGCGCTCGACTTCTTCATCGTGATGTGGCCGTTCGTCGTCATCGTCGTGTTGCCGATGGCGTCGATGTCGAAGGTGCAGACGCAGACGAACTCGCGGACCAGCGACAGGTCGGACCCGCCTTGGATCGTGGCGAACCACTCGAACGAGAACTGCACGAGGGCGCAGTTGTTGGCCCCGATGATCTCGGTGACGCGGACGGTCGGGTACGGGCCTGTCTTGTCGTCGGCCTCGACGTTCACGATGCTGTGGGTCGTCCCCGACGTGTCCACGGTCTGGAGCAGCAGCGCGCGGCCGTTCCGGTTCAGCTTCGCGGCAAGCTCCTCGACCTTCGTCTCGACCTTGTTGCTGCCCGTCCCGAACTTGACGATCGCGTCGCCCTCAAGGACGTGGCGCGACACGCCGCGAGAGGCTCGCTCCGGCGAGGTGTCGGCGACGTGCTCGAACCGCGTGATGCGGACGTTCGTGAACGACGAGAAGCCGTTGTAGGAGAGGCTGATCGAGGTGGCGGCCATTTAGTACGGGTGTCCTCTCTTGCTCCATCGCCCCTTGTCCCACTGCACGTCGTAGCGTCGGTAGTGGCGGCCGTTCGAGGCCGGAGCCTCCTGCATCGTGAGCATCCCGCCGACCATGCGGTCGATGTCGTCGTGGAAGAGCTTGTTCGTGCCTCCGCTGGCGAAGTTGGCCATGTTCGACTGGAGCAGCCGGTTCCCGACGATGGTCGAGAGGATCCCCGCCGGGCTGAGCGCGAAGATGCCCAACGCCCCGGCCCCGAGCGTGTAGAGCGTGGCGTCCCAGATCGCCTTGGCCCCCACCATCGTCGGCATGGTCGAAAGCCTCGCATCGGCGTAGAGCTTCGCGGCGGAGGTCATCATCGGCGAGTTGGCGGCGCTGATGGAGCCGATCATCTTCGACACGTCGACCTGCGCCTGCAACGAAGCGGCGCTAGGCGAGAGCATCGCCTGAGCCCGCAGCGCCGAGTCGCTGCCGTTGATGAGCATGCGGCCGACGGTGTAGGTGGCCGTGAGCGCGGCGAGCCCGGACAGCACCGGGGCTCCGACCGCACCCAGCATCCCGCCGCCGAGCCCGAGGTTGTTGAAGGCGTAGAGCAGGGCGCTGCCAGTCCGACCGAGACCGAGGAACGAGCCGATGCGGCGGCCCTTCGGGGCGGCGCCGGGCTTTGGCGGAGGCTTGACGCGCGGCTTCCCGTCCTTCGCCTTCTCCCGGCCGGGGCTGACGACCTCGGCCTCCACGTCGATGAACCCGGCGTCGGCCGGGGCCTTCGCGCCGATCGCCGACCAGTCCACGAACCGAGACAGGTTCGCCACGCCGGCCGGGCGGCGGGTCCAGTTCGGGATGCCGTTGAACCGCGTCCAGTCGACCATGTTCCGCATCGGCACGATCGCCTTGCGGGGGTCGACGTGGAACACTTCCTGCACCTTCGGAGCAGCAGGCCCCGACTGCATCGGCGACTTCGGGGCGTTCAGCGGCGAACCGGCCGCGAGCCGCGAAAGGATCGCCCGAGTCGTCGTCAGGATGTCCGCGACCGTCTTCTGGATCGACGCCAGCGACTTCGCCATCCCGGCGATGTCCTTGCCCCAGTCGGGCATCTTCACGCCCGCGGCAGCGCCATCGCCGCCGCCCCCGTCCGGCGGGATGTTGTTCTCGAACAGCGTGATCGGCTCCGCCATGTCAGGCCCCCCTCACGCGGTACGTCGCCGAGGTCGATGCGGTCTGGTACGGCGAACGCCACTGCCGGTACACCACCCCGCCGATCGTCGCCGTCGAGCAGGTCGGCCCGCTCGGCGGCAAGTCGAGGTCGGAGTAGAAGTCCACCGCCCCGCCGTCCGACCAGAACAGCACCTCGCCCACCGACTGCGGGACCAGCGCCCAGACGTACGACGCCGTGGTCGAGACCCGCGACAGCGACAAGGACGCCTCCCTCGGCGCCCCGGTCGTCCCCGACAGCGTGGTCGGGGCGGTGTTCGAGAACAGCATGAACGCCACGTCCGACGACAGCTCGTAGGAGCAGGCCCAAACGTCCCGGCACCGGAAGTACGCCGGGCTCACCGGGCTCCGCAGCGGCGACCCATGCACCACCTGCCGCAGCGGAACCTCCAAGGCCCCGTCCAGCCACGAGTTCCGCAGCGGAGACCGCACGTTCTCGATCCTGGCGAACAGCGAGGCGTCCTCGCCCGCCACCGCGAGCGTCGCCTTCCCGGCCGGATCCTTGAGCCGGCGGATCCACGTCGTCACCTCGATGCGGTCGTCCACCACCTGCGACCCCACCCGAGGCGTCTGCATCGACCCGCCTGCCGGGCGGATCTGCACGAACAGGTTGCTCGCCAGGTCCGGGTTCTCCTCCGTGACGACCTGCACCTTCGACTCGGCCAGCGAGTCGGTGACGGCCATAGCGTCCACGATCGCGGACTGCACCCGGCGGTAGATCTCGTCCTGCGTCGTCACCATCGCCGGTCGCCTCGCTTCGCGGCCTCGACCATCGCGTCGAGCCGCATCTTCATGCCGTCCTTCGACGCCCCGCCAAGCCGTTCCATCAGGTCAGCCACGCCCTCCTTCGAGACCACCGCGGCGGCCCCGAGGGCCGTGGAGACGGCCCGGACGGCTATGGCGTGCTCGATGTGCTTGAGCAGGACGGTCGCCTCCTCCGCGTCGCGGCAGGCCGAAGGCGGGAACCCGTAGGCGGCGGCGAACGTCGCCGCCGCCTTCATGCGTTTCCCACGGAGTCCATGTACTTGAAGACCCGCATCCCGATCGAGAACGCCTTGGCGTCGTCGGGCACCGAGCCCGGCGGGTCGCTGGCGCAGACCGACCGCACCATCGCCGCCACCTTCGCCACCTCGGGCACGGTGTTCGGCTCGAACCCGGCACGCTGCGCCTCGCCCACCAGGGCGAAGGCGTCCACGCACCAGGTCACGTCCCCGTCCTTGAGCCGCAGCGCGTACGCATCGGCCTTCATGTCGATCTCTGCCATGTGTCCTCCGTCATGGGTTGGTCGTCACGGTGTAGAACACCCCGGACCCGTCCGGAAGCGCCTCCAGCACCATGACCAGCTTCTTCATCGTGTTGCCGAACTCCCGCATCTGGTGCGGCTGCGCCAGCCTGCACCGCGGGAACGTGTAGGTCTTCTCGCCCGAGTTGGTCGTGGCGATCTGGAACCCGAACAGGCGGCGCTTGCTGCTGCCGTCGAGCGTCACCATCAACGCCCCGACTTCCGCGTGCGTGCCCTCCGTCGAGCCCGTCGCGCCGCTCCGGTGGACCGAGAGGATGTCTTGCAGCAGGCTCTCGTCCCACCACGTCGCCGTGAAGGAGATGAAGCACGTCGAGCCCGTCGTCACCACCTCGGCCACCATGTCCCCGAGGTCGTTCCGCGTGAAAGTCCGCTGGATGTCCTCGATCTCGAACCCGACCAGATCCTCGTTGTCCGTCCGCGCGAACGCCGTGTAGCTCGGGTTCGTGGTGTCCGTCGCAACGAGCAGGCTCGTCGGTCCCTGTGCGTGCCAAGTAGCGGCCATGTCAACCCCTTGCCCGTTGGGCGATCGTGCGTACCGTACCCTCAGACAGCGAGATCCAAGGCCGCGCCGGGACGGTCGTGTCGTTCTTTGTGACCAGAAAGTCGCTCCGCTTCGCGCCGGGCGGAACCTCGCCCGTGGCGCGGACCTGCTCCCGCACCGCCCGCGTCCGGCCGATCACGTTCGGGCCGGGCGACGAGAAGCCCGTGTGCTGGTCCAAGCCGTACCCCTCGCCCTCGATGTAGCAGAGGAGCTTGTTGCCGGCCCTGACGATGGCGCCGGGACGCAGGCTGCCGAGCAAGGCACCGGTGTCGATCAGCGCCGGCTGCCCGGCCCGGTCGGACTGCTTCCCGCCCCGGAACTTGGCCGTGTCCGCCCACAAACGCTGGAACGGAACGCCGTCGCCCGACCGCTGCGAACGGATGTTCTCCGCCAGCGCCTCGCAGACGAGCATCTGCATCCGCCGGGAGTAGGCGTACCAACGCTCCGTCTTCGTGTAGGTCATGTCGCCTCCGTGATGCGGGGCGGGAAGAACGAAGAGTCGGCGGTCATCCGCAGGTTCGGACGCTGCGACACCGAGACGAACGACACCATCGGGTTCACCGCCGCCGCCTTCGTGTCCGCCAGCTGGCCGAACACCCGCTTGCCGTCCCGGAGGTCGGCCAGCGTCCCGTACGCCTTGTCCACCTCGCGGCGGATCGCGTCCGGGATCGTCCCCATCCTGCGGATCAGCAGCATCTCGCAGGCGAGGACGCACGTCAGCCGCACCAGGGAGCGGTCCCCCGCCGTGGCGATCGTGTCCAATTCCTCGGCCGTGTAGACCGACCCCCGCAGGGCGTAGGTCTGGATGTCGTACGACGCCTGCGTCAGCATCTCCGTCAGGAGCGAGTTGCCGCTGTAGGAGCCGTCCGCGTCCGTGTCCGAGCAAAGCTCGTTCAAGGCCCGGATGTCGAAGCACTTGGCGAAGTCGTCGGTGTCTGCGTAGGGGAGGGCCATGCGTCACCAAATGGAAGGGGCCGCGCCGCGCCCGAGGCGACGGCGCGGCCCTTGGCCGGGAGGACAATCGGCCGGGATCAGCTCGCCACGGAGGCGATGTAGCCGCCGCTGATCGGCGCGGTGAGGTAGTAGCCGTAGTTGTCCACGATCGAGCCGACGTGGCGCCGGTTCTTCGGGTCGTCGAAGATCTCCGTGTTGAAGTCCTCGTACACGAAGTTGGTGAGGGTCGAGAAGTTCGGGGCGCCCTCGGTCCCGACGAGGCCGCCGGGACGCGAGCAGAACACCACCTTGTCGTCGCCGAGGACGTAGCCAAGCGAGGCGGTGTCGCCTTCGCGGCCCGACTCCCGCACGGCGTCCTCGACCACCACGTCCACGTCCCACAAGGAGGCCGGGAGGCCCCAGTTGCGGAACTGGCTGTTGCCGGTGAGGAACATCATCGCGGCGCCGTAGTTCTTGACGTACGACTGCACCTCGGGCGACCGCGACATCTTCTGGGCGGTGGTCGGGTTCATCACCATGCAGATGTCGCCCGGACGCACGGCCCCGGCGGTGTTCTGGAGGATGACGTTGACCATCGACTGGATGCCGCACTGGATGAAGGCGTTCGCGGCGGTCGAGGTGTACCACGAGCCGCTGCCCGTGATGGCGCCGGCCGTGGCGAAGTAGGTGTTGGAGGGCCACGACGCGGCGGTCGTGATCGCGGTCATCGCCTTCACGCTGCGGAGCGTCATCATGCGGGTGCCGAGCATCCGCATGTGGGCGTTCACCACGTCCCACTTCGAGACATCCACGGTCTCGTAGGGGAGGTTCACGGAGTCGTCGTACCGCATCACGGACCACTGGGTCATCGCGAACTTGCGGTTCGAGCCGGTGGGCCGGTCGGTGCCGACAGGCCACTGGAAGTCCTGCGGCGTGACGACGCGGATGGTCGCCGTGGTGTCGAGCGTCAGGTAGTAGCCCGACAACTGCGACACGGGTACGACGGTGGAGTAGCGGTTGACGGCGAACGACGCGGGCGAGCGGCTGAACTCGACCTGCATCGAGCCGGTGACTTGCGGGTCGAACGCCGGGGTGAACGTGCTCGGCCGGCCGCCGACGAACGAACCGGAGAATGAGTATGCCATTGGCGGGGTTCCTCGTGGTTAGCTGAGCTTGGTGGCGTTGGGTGCCCAGATGCACTTGATCTTGGCGCCGTCCGCGACCGCGCTTTCGAGCGCGATGAACGCGAAGCAGGCGTTGCCTGTGGTGGTCGTCTCGGTGATGACCTTGCCGTTGGAGTCGACTTCGAGCCTGGCTCCGCGGGTGATCGCGGCGCCGGCCTCGATGATGACGACCTTGCCACCTTGGAGGCTCACGGGGTCGCCTGCGACGGCGTGGTAGGTGCCGTTGAAGGCCGAGAGCGAGCCGTCGGTCACGCCGACGATCGACTGCTCGGTGACGGCAGAAGCCTGGAGCACGGTGTTGTCGGCCGCGGTCGACGCCTTCACGACGCGGAACGGCGAGATGTTGCCGCCAGCGATGACGGCCGGGGTGTCTGCGTAGCTGCTCATGGGTCAGGTTCCTTCCGCCGCGTCAGCGGCTCAGCGGGATCTCGCCCGCGAGGATCTTGGCGTACTTCGCCGGGTCGCCGGCGGACTGCTTGACCGCAAGATCCATCTCCTCGCGGCCGAACTTGAGGCTGCCTGCCGAGGCGCCGGTCTGGTCGACGCGGGAGGCGTCGCCCACCGCGTCCTTGGCCAAGACCTTCTTGAACAGCTCGACCTTGGCGTCGGCGTCCGGGGCGGAGCAGATCTCCTTGAGCAGCTCGTCGCGCACCGGGCGGACCCGGTAGCCCTCGGACTGCATGTTGTCGAGGACGCGGGCGTACTTCTCCTTGCGGGCCTCGGACTCGGCCGCGGCGATGCGCTCGTTGGCGGCGGTGATCTGGCGGGTGAACTCGGCCTTGAGGTCGTCGCCCTGCTTGGCGAACGTCTCCTTGGCGGCCTTGAGCTGGTCGTTCTCGGCGCGGAGCCGGGCGCACTCGACCTTGAGGTCGTCGTTGTCTGCCATGTCGTTGTCCTTCTTCTTGGGATCGAACTCGGGGACGGCCGTGTTGCCGCCGCCGGGGAACGTGCCGCCCTCGGGCATCTCGAAGATCTCGCGGTCCCCGACCTTCGAGAACCGCAGGTCGGGCAGCGGACGGGCGGGGGTCTCCCGGCCGAGCATCGCCACCTCGCTCATGTGGCCGTCGCGCCAGATCTCGGCGGACAGGCGCGGGAAGCGGCCCGAGGCGATCTTGGCCGCGAAGTCGGCCTTCGACATCTCAAGGTCCGCGAAGATCGTCGGCACGCCGTCGGTGTCCACCGCCCGGACGTTCGAGAACGCCCCGTAGGCGGCCGGGTCCACGGCCTCGCCGTCCTTCTTGTGCCGCTCGACCAGCCGCGGGGACTGGCCGATCGACAGGTAGTCGTTGGTCTTGCCCACGATCTGGTCGACGCGGGCGCGGTCGTACTTCTGCATCGGCCCGTCGGCGGCGTCGAAACGGGGGTCGAAACCCCGGAAGACGGCGACATCCCGGACCAGAACGCGGTCTCCGCGGTCTTCGACCATGTGGGATGGGCGTTGCATCGACGCCTATCCAATACGGAAGCACCCCCGGACGCAATCAGGATCGCGTGCGATAGGCCCCGTTTCGGCGCAGATGCCCCCTCGATGCCCCTGCCCGTTGAATTGGCGCTGAAATCAGGACTCGGCGCGGACGAACCCGCGGTCGGGGTACTGCCCCGAGTCGATCAAATCCTGCCGGTGCCCGTTGCGGGACCGGATCGCAGCCTCGTTCGGCTGCCCGCTCGGGAGAAGCAGGCCCGCGTCCGAGCATTGCTCGAACGTCCACGGAACCAGCGTCGCCCGGCAGTTGAACCCGTTGGGCGGCACGATCCGCTGCGACACGATCCGCTCCATCGCGTGGACGTACCCCGAGAACTGGAAGTGCCGGTGCGGCTCCGGATACTTCCCGGCCGGGTTCCCCCGCGTCACCTCGTCGATCGTCTCCACGATCTCCCACAGCGGGAACCGCATCACGCCCTCGGGCGTCAGCGCCACCTCCGCCACCGCGTCGTTGAAGCCGATGTAGAGCGACTGCCTGGCGGCAAGCTCCGCCACCCTCGCGTGGTCCCGCGCCCTGCTCATCAATGATGCGATCGCGGGATCGGGCGACGTGTGGTTGCCCTGCATGATGAGCCGCGCGGCGTCCTTCGCCTGCTGCTCGGTGAACCCGAATGTGTACTGCTTCCCGCGACGGGCGATCTGGTCGACCGTCATCTCGGCCATCACCTGCGAGGCGCTCTCGGCGCTCACCGCGACGCGGGCCGTCAGTGGATCCTCGGCGAGACGGTCGATCAGGGTCGAGACGTTCGCCGGAGGGCGGGGAATCTGCGGCAGCTTCTCGGCGCCGATCTTCCTCGCCGCCTTCCGGGCCTCGGCCGCGATCCACGCCCGGCAGGCCGCGGCGCCGGTGAGGAGGCAGAGCAGGATCGCCGTCGCCAGCGTCCGCTCCAGATCCTTCCGGTCCTCCTCCGTCGGCTCCATCGAGCGGACCAGCAGCGCGTTCCGCCGGAGCCGCGCGAGCGACTCCATCTCGACCTTCTGGAAGCCCTTGGTCACTTCGTCCCCTTGGCCTTGCCCTTCCCCTTGTCCTTCCCGCCGCCCATGAGGCCGCGGGCGCTCACCCGCTCCATCCCCTCGCCGTCCGCCATCGAACCCATCTGGTTCGGGTGCGACAGCCCGCCGCCCGTGCCGAAGCCTGGCAGCATGTTCGCCTGCGAAAGCACCTCGTCGCCGGCCTCCGGCCGCGTCAGGCCGAGCACGCCCCGCAACTGGTCCGCCTTCACCTCGCCGCCGATCGACACGAACTTCTGCGCCGCGTCGAGGATCGCCGGGCCGTCCGGGTTCGGGACGTTCGACCAGAACTGCGGGTACTTCTCCTGCGGCCCGAAGTTGCGGTCCACGATCTTCCGAACCACCTCGCGCGTCAGCGTCTCGTCGAGGCCCCGCGTGATGTATGTCAGGTGCCGGTTGAACGTCTTGGCGTGCTGGTCAGCCACACCCGAGCCCATGCCCGTCGAGTGGACGCCGGTCGTCAGCCGTTGCCCCTGGATCAGCACCTCGATGTTGCTGCTCAGCCAGTCGGTCAGGTCGCCGAACACCACCGCCCGGCCGGCGGTCGGCTCCAAAATCTCGATCTCCGACGACTTCTGGTCCGGGCTCTCACGCGGCAGGACGGCGCTCACGTCGCCCACGAGGTTCCGCAGCACCGTCTCCATGTCCGACTTGGCTTGCAGGTTGCCCGCCTGGTAGTAGCCGATCCGCACGCCCATCGCGTAGCGGGAGCAGTACGTCGCCCAGTTCTGGAGGGCCTCCTGCTTCATCATCCAGTAGAACCACGCAACGTTACGGACGCCGCGGCCGGCGTAGTGGTACGCCGACTCGTTGGCCACGTCGAAGTCCGGGCCGCGCCGGCGGTAGACGTGGAGTGCCACCTGCTCCTGCTCGGTCGGCGAAAGCAGGCGCACCCACGAATCGAACCCGCGCGACAGCTTCTCGTCGGGATGCTGCCGCAGGTACTCGCTGCCCACCCGGAGGCCGAGATTGCCGTCACGGGTGAAGGAGAGCGTGTCGGAATGGATCGGAACCCACCGCAGGGGCACGGTCCCGTTCGCGTCGGCCTTCCAGATCAGGTTCGCGGCGCTCGGGCCGTACCAGACGGCCTCAAGAAGCTGCATCCGCAGGTCGGCGAACTGCTCCACCGCCCGCAGGGCGTCGTCCACGAACTCGACGATCTCGTCCTGTCCGTCGTCCGTCGGGCGGACCTCCCACTCAAGGCCGGCCACCGACACCTGCATGTTGTGCAGCGGCGCCTCGATGTCCGGGTCGTTCCGCATCATCTTCGAGAGCGTGCGGTCCTTCCAGTAGGCCAGCGATGGCTGCCGGAGGATCCCGTCGACGTTCCGGAAGAACGCCCGCTGCAACTCCACGGGGAGCGCCAACGGGTGCCCGACCGACGACAACGCCTTCGCCGCCCGCTCGCGGTCGGCCTTGCTGGGTGCCTTCTGCTGCGCCGTCTTTGTCGATCGAGCCATGTTCGTGCCGCCATCCTACGCGATACCGACAGGAACGCAACAGATCACGCCATGAACAATCCTGCGTTCTCAACCACCTCCCCGATCCGCTTCTCGGCCAGCTTCGCGTACTCGGGGTTCAGCTCGCAGCCGATCGCCTTGCGCCCATGCTTGATGGCGACGGCCGCCGTGGTTCCAGAGCCGAGGAACGGGTCGAGCACTGTCCCGCCGACGGGGCACCCGGCGAGGATGCACGGCTCGATCAGCTTCGGCGGGAACG